GGCAGCGTAACCGATCACAAACACAATCAAGCACAGCATGATTTCGGACACCATCGCTGCGCTGGATTTCTTTTCATACTCGGACTTCAACAACTCAATCTCTGTTTCCAAATCCGATATGCGTTTCCGTAGCCGGTCCTGCGTGTATTCATAACGCTGAATGCTCACCAGTACACACTCCCAGAATGCTTGCGGCGGGAACATGCCCAATTCGGTGCCGGTGCGTGCCGCCACTCGCGACTTATGTCAGCGTAATATCGTTCAATCAGATTCTTTAGCCAATTCATTGGGGTCCGTCTCCGCTAGTTGTTTTTCGAGAGAGCGTATCTCTCTTTGCTTTTGCAGAATGCTTTCGAGCAGCTCTTCCGCGCGGGTTTTGGGACGGGGGCCAGCGGCCAATCGTCCATCGGGCGGTCCGTCGAGTGTTCTCGATTGCATCGCATAACTCCAAAATTAGTGCCTTCGCCACCCGCTCACGCTCATGTTGCCGTTGCCGCTGCAAGTACTCCATCACCTTCTCAGGCGGCACCGCTCGGCGCTCTGATCGCCTCAGTGCGTGACAGCGACCAAAGTGCTCCACAAGACAAAGTGGACAGAAGCGGTCAACCTTCTTCCGCTTCTTCTTCATCTTCATCTTCATGCTCGTCAATCTCGTCACTATCACAATGCGGGCAAATCAAAACCTTAATGCGTTCGATCGAACGAAAGCCCCAGTATTCACACGGCTCTCGCACCTCAACCATCACCGGCTCATTGAAAGTCTCTTTGCACTCGAAGCAGGTATACAGCGTCATTTGATGTTTCCTAGTTTAGGGTTCAAGCGGGTTGTGCATTAAGAGTACGCCGCCTTAAAGGGCAGCGCAAGGGGTTAGTGTCTCGGGTCGCGCATAGCATCCTCGGCCCACTCAAAGTCCCACTGGTGCATCAGGTGCTCCTGCTCCAAGCGCAGCTCGCGCGCCTCCCAGATGGCCTCCTCGACCATCTCAACCACATCGGTCCGGAAGCCACCCACGTTCCACACCTTGACCTCTTGAGGCGGAGCGTCTTGCCGCCAGTCGTAGATCGTGACCACGAAATCCCGGTCGTCCTCGTCCGTGAACACCAACACCCACTCAGCTTGCGTCTTCTCGCCGTCGCCGGAGAGCGGCTTGCCAAACGCATTGACCAGCTCGTCATATGTCGCAAGCACCACGCCGCGCTTGCTGGTGCCATTCGTCAGGCTGAAATCCATCAGTGTTTCGTACTTTTTCATGTGCAATCTCCGTAAAAGTTTGCAGACGGGTCGATATTAGTTCAAGCCGCTTGTGCATGTCAACAGGTGGGGGAGGGGTATTGCAGGACAACCGGGGCCGGGATAGGCTTGGCGCATGAAAGCCGCAGATTTCATCGGATTGCTCTTTTTGGGCCGCGACGTTGCCCATAGCGTTCATCTGAACAGCCGGAGCTACTCTGAGCACAAAGCGCTCCAGAAGCTCTACGAGGGCCTGCCCGGCCTTACGGACGACTTTGCCGAAGCCTACATGGGCAGACATGGCCTGATCGGGCCTGTGACGCTAATGAGCGCAGAAAAGAACCGGGACATCGTCGAGTTTTTGGAAGACCAGCTCGACCAGATCCAGAGAGCCCGGTACGAAATCTGCGACAAAGACGAAACCGCGCTTCAGAATCTGATCGACGAGATCGTCGCGCTTTATCTCTCCACGCTCTACAAGCTGCGCTTTTTGCAATGAGCGAAGACAGACATCAGGATTACTACGACCGGAAAGTTCGCCGGGCCGAAGAAACCCTGATGCTGTTTGCAAAGCTTGTGCTTGTTGCCGCGATAGTTTTCGGGCTTTACGCGCTCATTGCGCTGTAAATTCTATTAACGCAGTCGGCAGCAGCATCGCCGTCTTGCCCCGCTCGTTCGGGTAAATCAGCGCGTAGCCGGTCAAGTGCTGCAACAGGCCCATCGCGTTCACCACGCCCTTCTCTACGCCCTCGAAGTCGTCCAACACGATCATCGTTCGCTCGTGGACTAACTCGCACAACAACCGATAATCCTTCGGCGTCAATCGACCGTCGATATAAAACAAGTCTATCTTGACCTTGCGCGATATCAGAGCCTCGAACATTTCCGTTGAAGACTTACGCGGGAACTGCTCGACCGTAACACCCGCTGCCAACTCAGGTAATGCAATCGCATTGCTGGCATCGCAAGTGTAGATCGCCCCGCCCTGCTCCATGGACTGCGCCATCGCCAACGTCGAGCGACCGATGAACGTTCCAACCTCGGCAACTGAAGTGGGCTTAAAGTGGCTCACAATCCGCTGCAAATCGGTCGCTTCCTCGTCACCAATCGAGCCGGTGTTGTAATCCGCGCTCTCCCGTAGCCGTTCAAGATCATCGAACTGTCGGCCCAAGGGCTTGTACACATACGGCAACTTGCTCCAAACAAGTTCAGACAGTGCCGCCCTGTTAATCCGTATCGGGTTCATAAGTGTTTCCTCAGAACAATGCAGGCCAATATAAAAACCACCAGTCCGTATAAGACCATCTCGGCAATCGCGTAGTCTGTCGGGGTCATGGTCGAATCATCCCCAGGTCAAGCAACGCCTCGCGCTTACACCGCGCCACCGCCAATTCATCCAAGCCCACGCCGATCTCTTCAGCCAATCTCGTTGCCTTCTCAGAAGCCTCGTCATCTGGTGCGGTCAAGGCCAATTTAAGGGCTAATGTGAATGCCTCAGAGCGGGTCATGGTTGCGCCTCCGTGGCCCTCTGGATGGCGCTCTGCGCGACCCGGTAGGCATCGTATAGGTCCGGGCGAGAAAACGGCAGGTAAGGCACCTCGCGGGCTTTACCAGCGCGCAGCATCTCGATGGCATCCAGCCGGTTGATCGGAAAGTAGCGCATCTGGGTGCGTTCGACGCGATACCAGCGCCCGTTAACGGGGGACATGGCGAGTTGGATCTGTTTCATGGTTTTGGTTCCTTAGTGAGTGGCGAGCCAGCGGGTGCAGGCGGCTGAAACGAACGGGCGGCGGACCCACAAGCGGCGGTTTTTGGGGGCAGCGAACTGGTCCATGCTGTACCGCAGCGGCTCGCAGCAGTCCCACTTGCCAGTGAGCTGGCGCATGGCTGATGTGGCCGCGACCTGAGCCGGGACCGCGTTGTCGTCCCACAGCGGGGAGAGCTTTTTGGCCAATCGGTAGCAGCGGCGGATGTTTTGGAAAAGTTCTCGTTTCATGGTTTGTGCTCCTAGTTGGATTAAATCGTTTTCGGACGAGAAATCAGAGTCTGCGCGACACCGTCGCGCTCGCCATGCGACTTGATGGTCGCCTTCAAGCGCAGCGTCTCGCCTTCCTCGAAACCGTTGCTGCCCTTGTAAACCACCACGTTGCCATCAGCGTCTTTGCAGATGTTGATAAAGGTCATGCCATAGACGCTTTCAAACTCGAAAACTTTTTCGCAGCGCAGCGTCAGCTCGATCCGCTCGCCAACGGTGCCCACATGGCGGCTCGTGGCGCGATCGCCTGCAAGGCGCTCTTCGCGGCGCTGCTGGGCCTTCTGGAGGCGCTCTTCAGCGCGGGCAAGCGCACGGCGCACAAGGTCCGTTTGCTTGTCAGTGAGGCCACCCCATTCGCTGATCGCATCGCGCATCTGGAGCAGCACCTTGCCGAAATCGCCCGCGAACATGCCCTCGACCAGCGGGTGCGCTTTTTCACCGATGTTCAGGCACCGGTCAGAGTTGTCGCAACAGCCGCCCGTGGTCCAGACGTTGCCGCAGGAATAGCGGTTTTTGAATTCGCCGTATTGGTTCAGCCAAGCATTCAGGCGCTCGGCATCGGGGTGCGCGGCAAACCACTTGGCGCGGCGGGTCTTTGAAGCATTCGCTTTGATGCGGGCTTTGATCGCGGCCTCGTAAGCCGAGGGGTGCTCGATGTGATCGCCAATCTGGCGGTGGACATGAATCGTGCGGTTCATCGTTCGTTGCCTCGTTTGGGTTGATGATGGTGAGATACTGCGCAAGCCGCTTGCACATGTCAAGCATTTTGTTGCACCGGAATTAATGCTTAATTTTTACTTGGTGACTTTTTGCTGCTGTGTTTTCAAAAAGTTGCCTTAGATCAAGAGCTTATAAGCGAAAAATTCTAATGCATAATAATTATTTCTTACTTTAGGGGGTTCTGAGGTGAGAGGGGGGAAGGTGTAAGGGAAAGTAGACAGAGAGTAGTAAGTAAGTATATATATATATTATTAATTATATATATATACCATATCTCTAGTTAGATCAAAGACTTACGAGCGTGGTGTTGTATGAAAGCAACAGAATTAATGCATTTAATGCTTATGCACTGGAAAGGGGGCTTGTTGCGACCGGTGGATGGTTGTAGATTCACTACAGGCAACGAGCCAGAGTGAGGGACTCGTGGATCAAGTTGAAACAGCTGTAGAGCAGCCAGTTAAGCGCCGTCCGGGCAGACCCAAAAAGGACATTGCCGCGCTAAAGCAACAATTAGCTGAATCGAAAGAAAAGAAGCTGCACAATCACCCGGACCCAGCGATCTCGCAGGCCATCACCACCATGGCGCTCGCCGGTTTCCCGCAGGCAGATATCTGCAAGGTCTGCAAAATCAGCTCCGATACGCTTAACAAGTACTATCACGAAGAGGCTACGCACGGCAGGCAAAAGGTCATGGCCGAAGTCGTCGGGAGCTTGGCCCAACGGGCCATCGCTGGGTCCGATACGGCTGCGATCTGGCTCACGAAGACCCGGCTCGGCTGGTCCGACCGGCAACAGGTGGACATGAACGCCAACATCGAGGTGGTCCACCATCGGGGCGAGCTGATGTCCGAACTGGCCGGGCTAATTCAAAAAGGCATCACGATTGACGCCGAGCCAGAGCCAAAAGAATAGGTCCAATCAATTAGGTCCAATCGATTAGCGGGCTTTAATCAAACGGCCACGCGGACAAAACAATCCCGGCCCTCGAAAAGAGGGGTCGAAAAAGGGGGGCAAAATCCGCCCTCGCCAGCTTGCGCCAGCTTGCGCCCGCTCAGCTTCGAGCGGCCAGCCGCACCCGTGGCGGGCATGCGCCCGCGTTGGAAGCTCAGCCGCTCAGCCGCTCAGGCTACGGTCGGACTAGCGAATTACAGTGGACCAGCCCGCGAAATTGGCCGGCCATATCGGCCACGTGGCAATGGCCCATAGTACCGGCTGGCGGGCACCCATGCGGGCGGACTACGCGGACCAGCTCGCCAGCTTTCAATGTGGTTTTCGGGTCATATTGATCTAGGGCCACCGGGCGGAAAATGTACCGGGCGCCAGTGCGAACACGTGCGGGCATGTGGTGTGCTCCAAGTATCGATGCAAGATTGCACCCCATAGGGCACCCCGTAGGCGGGCGCCCTAGAAGCTGCAAGCTTACTGGCGGGCGATGGCGTCCGCCTTGCGCTTGCCGGTCCCGTGCGCATGGAATCCCACGATGACGCCAGCCCGGTCGGTCCGGGCGCACAATCCGCAATTGGCGCAATTGATACGTTCCGAAGTCTCAGCCGGGCATGCGAATACTTTCCGGCCCGCTGGCGTGGTGAGCTTGCGCGGAGCATCGGCTGGTAGCACGACGACGACCGGACCAGCGCCAGTGTCGGCCAATTGGTCCGCGTGCTCCAGATTATTGCCCGATAGATTTACAGTGAATCCGCCCGCATTGGCCGCGCGGATAGCGTCCGCATTCCCGGCCACGTTCGGGTCGTAATGAGTATACGTGAATCCATTCCGGCCGCGATTCGCCGCGACCAGCTCCGCCAGCTTGCCCGCGTCAATATGCACGCGATCGACTGAGGGCAGATCGCCGCTCACGTTATGACGCCACAATTGCCCGCGCGGTAAAGCTTTCACCTTGTCGCATAGTGCGGACCAGCTTGCGCCGCGCTCGCCATTGGTGACTTTTTTCCAGTGGATAGCCTGCGGACCGTAGTCCGCATAACAGCCGCCAGCATTGGCACGATTTAACGGGCACGCGATCGGGCAGAATTTTTCGGTGCTCGTGGTCGCTGGAATCGGTCCGATTTTTTGGTTCGATGATACAGCCACGAAATGCACGAAATAGTTCACAGTCATCGTTGAAGCTTGCATCGTTTTGGTTCCGTAGTTTTCGCGGGCAGAATCCCGCGCGATGATTCTCGCGCATGCGGGCAGAATGCGCAAGCGGATTGTGGCTGGCGCTGGCGCTAGTACTTGTCGCGCTGGCGCGCTGGCGCAAGCTTTACCGGCTGGCGCTGGCTGGCTGGCGCTGGTCGCGCTGGTCGCTGGCTGGCTGGCATGTGGCGCGCTGGCGCTGGCGTAATGGCCGGGTCCCTACCGGGTCCACCAATGGAATGAGAATCAATCGCATTCGCGCTGGCGGGCAATCGTTTTTGACGCGGGGGTGGGTAGGGTCCCATCTGCGCATATCACCTCCCAACCCCACCGGCACCCTAGGGTCCCCTATCCGCTTGTGCTACTATCTGCAAATGCTACACACTGGCGCGGGACCCCTTCCTAGGCACACGTATTGTTATGTGGAGCCGCATACGTTCGGCAACGCGGAGTGGCTACGGGTAGCGTGGTTTGGGCTAGTGAGCCATCCCGGCAGAACGTGGGGCTGTCATGTCATGTTGGAATGCGGCGCTGTGTATCGGAATGTTCCGTTGCACCGACTGGCCTCTATTCCTACGCAAACCTCTTGGGACCCCGCCGACGGGCAAACATGGGATTGCTACGGGATTCACTTTAGTACGACGGAGTATCCGTTTCTTGAAGGGACTCGTATTCGGACCCGGTTAAGATCTCGGCAGGAGCACGTAGGGACTTACATGTTCACGGCGATTCCGATGTTGGACGGGTTTAGCGCCGAGCCGGAGCAGGGGAAGGAGTTTTACTTTATTAAATTGGACAACGGGCGCTACACTGCGCAGCCGACGAATCATTTGTTGGTACAGGACAAGTCGTTTATTACGTCAAGCGACTGGCCTAAGTTGAAGCGTCAAACTGAGATATGGAGTGTTGACCATGGCAACGAAGTCTAAGGTAAACGCAGCGGGTAATTATACGAAGCCTGAGATGCGCAAGAAGCTTTTTAACGAGATTAAATCCCAAGCCACGCAAGGCACCGCAGCAGGGCAGTGGAGCGCGAGGAAGGCGCAGCTATTAGCCAAACGCTACAAAGAAAAGGGCGGCGGGTACAGGGATTAAGCCATGAAAGCACCTCAGAAGTCTCTCAAGGACTGGACCGCGCAAGAGTGGCGTACCAAGTCGGGTAAGCGATCCTCGGACACGGGCGAGCGGTATTTGCCGAAGGCAGCGATTGAGTCGTTATCTGCGCAGGAATATGCGGCAACGACACGCGCCAAGCGCGAAGGAAAAGCCAAGGGCAAACAGTTTGTTTCCCAACCTTCGAAAATTGCCAAGAAGACTTCGCGTTTTCGCTGATCCATGAGCCAACCGGCCAAAAAACCGGCCACGTTAGAGGAAAAGTTAGCTTCGCTTCCGACGGAAGATTTGGAGGCGTTGACTTGGCACGCGCGTTGGTCGGCCAAAAGGCACAAGCATCAGGTTCCCCCGAGGGGCGATTGGACGGTGTGGTTGTTGTTGGCCGGTCGTGGTGCGGGAAAGACGCGCACGGCAGCGGAGTGGACTTGGTGGAACGCGTATCAGCAGAAAGAGACGCGCTGGTTGGTGTCAGCGCCCACTTCGGCGGACATTCGCGATACGTGTTTTGAGGGTGATTCTGGGCTAATCAGCGTGATGCCGTCGGGAATTGTCGCGGAATACAACCGTTCGCTCTCAGAAATCATTTTGACCAATGGGAGCCTCATCAAAGGCATCAGCGCGGAGACTCCCGACCGGCTGCGTGGTGGGCAATGGCATGGTGCGTGGTGCGATGAGTTAGCGGCGTGGCAATACGATCAAGAAGCGTGGGACATGATCATGTTTGCGCTGCGTTTGGGTAAGCATCCGAGGGTTGTAGCGACGACGACACCGAAGCCGAAGGCATTGATTCGGGACTTGATTGAGCGTGATGGGGCGGATGTGCACGTTACGCGGGCGAGTACTTACGAGAACATTGCCAATTTGGCCCCGACGTTTCAGCAGCAGTTGTTGAAATTTGAGGGCACGACGCTTGGAAGGCAGGAAATCCATGCGGAAGTGTTGAATCCGGAGGAGCAGGGCATTATTCGGCGTAATTGGATACAGATTTGGCCTGCGAAAAAGCCGTTGCCCCCGCTGGAACACATTGTGATGAGCTTAGATACGGCCTTCACGGAGCAGACGCGAGATAAGAAAACGTCGGATTCGGACCCAAGTGCGTGTGTGGTGCTTGGGATTTTCTACGAAAACGAGAAGCCGAACGTTATTTTGCTTGATTGTTGGGAAGACAAGCTTGGGCTTCCAGACTTAATTAAGCGTGTGCATAAAGAAAGGGAAGTTTATTACGGCGACGATGAGCAAAAGCCGATGATCAAGCCGAAAATTGGGGCATCTCGCATGATTAACTCGGGAAGAAAGCCTGATACGCTCGTGATTGAGGATAAAGGCAGCGGAATTAGCCTCAGACAGATGCTGGCACGCGAAGGCATCATTGCGCACGCCTACAATCCGGGCAAAGCGAGCAAATTGACGCGCTTGCACATGGTCAGCCATCTTTTCGCCTCGGGAATGGTGTGGTTTGTGGAGTCGGAGAAGCGAAAGGGGCAGGTTCGTAGCTGGGCTGAGC